TAGTTAAGTACTATCTATCTGAACTTCGCCCCAATGGTGGCTCAAGTCTAAAAGATACTGTTAATGCGTTAGAGGAAAAAGTAGAATTTTTAACAGAGTTAGTATTACAAGTACTAAAGAAATAGGGGAGATGAATGAGTGTAGTCAAGAAAGCCACACCTGCTGCGATTGCTGTATTGCGCCAAGCGACAGCCATCTGGCCCAAAAGGAACAAAGCAAGCGATGGTCTACTACCATCTGCTGCTCATATAAGTCAGAGTCCTAACTCAGACCACAATACTGGGCTAGCAGTTGACTTAACACACGACCCAGCCAACGGGGTAGACTGCAAAGATATTTATATCAAACTACAAGATGATATTAGAGTTAAGTATTTAATATTTAAAGGCAAAATTTGGAGTAAGGAAAAAGGGGAGCATACCTATAAGGGTAGCAACCAACATAATAAACACCTACATATCTCAATTAAAACGGAGTATGCTAAAGACGATTCTAACTGGTTCAGTTGGATGGGTGTACCACCTAAAAAAAAATAGGAGAGACAATGAAAGATATAATCGCTAAGTTAAAGAGTCCAAAGACTAAGGCTGCATTTAAGTCTTATGTACGGGCAGTAATAGCATCGGCTGTAACAATGGGCTTAGCCCTTGCTGCTGACCTAGCACCTGAGCAAGCAATCTTAATTGGCGCATTGGCTGCACCTGCCGCTAAATGGGCTGATAAGACTGAAAAAGAATACGGCATAGGCTCTAAATAAGTACCCCTAATAGGGCCTAGAAGGCCCATTAGAGACACGAATACCCCTCAACCTAGTAGAGATACTGGGAAGAGGGGGTTTTTGTCGTTTATCCACCTGTACTATAGAAGCCTGTACCCTTAAACTTAATAGCAGGTGTAGTATAGACTTTATCCATATAATTACCACACCTATCACATGCTGGTTGTTCATTGGAATCAAATGCTATATGCATTTCCACAGTGCTATCACAAGGGGTGCAAACAAAATCATATCTAGGCATAGCGGAAGTGTACCATATGTGCTACTCTTCTGCTGCGGGAAACCGTGGGGCAGAAACTTCGATTGACGGGTGACGGCAAAAGCCTAACCAACCTCCTAACCACCATGATTTATCATGGGGGGTGGGGGGGCATTTCTTGATTTCAGGGTTCAGGCAGTCATCGATTGGCGCCAGCCAATAGGGTGTGATAGGGTTACACCATGAACGAATTACCTAAACATATTTCCTATTCATCTCTGGGTACTTACCTAGAATGTGGATGGAAATACAACTTAACTAAAATCCAAGGTGTACCTGAGAAACATGCTGTCTGGTTTACAGGTGGATCTGCTGTCCACACCGCTACTGAGATGTGGGATAAAAATCCTGGTGATACTGCATTCATTTGGAATGAAGCATGGCATAACCAAGTTACCCAAGATGAAGAACTNAANGGCGACATGAATACATGGGAATTTGCCAAACGCGAAGACATGTCTTGGTGGTATGGTGAAGGTCTATGGATGCTTGATCGTTGGGTTACCTTTAGAAATAACGGGTGGAATATCTATGAAGACTACATCGAGAAACAGTATGAAATTCCTTTAGTAGATACTGTGGTTAAGATGGCTATCGACCGAGTGATGACGGATTTTGATGGCAATATAGTCCTCTTAGATATTAAGACAGGGGCGTCATCTCAGAGACATCCACTTCAACTTGCTACCTATGCGTGGGCTTTACGCAAAAATGGGGTAGAAGTGGACAAGGCTGGTTTCTGGGATGCACGAACTGGTCAAGTATCTACATGGAATCTTGAGCATCTTGCTACTGAAGAAGTAGAACAAATTTATTCAGAGTTTGATAGAGCACGTAAGGCTGAGATATATTTACCTAATTTGTCCAATTGTGGCAGATGTGGCGTGCTATCATACTGTAAGTTTATGAATGGTAAATACACCAAGAAGGAGAAAAACAATGGCTAATGCTAACTTCCAAGTTAGTAGTAAATTATCAGATGGTCGGATATTTCTGATCGCTGGTAATACCGCTGATGAGTTCAAGGTAAACTTGACTCAAATACTGGGTGATGTCGGGGCTGAGGGATTAATCTCAACCATGGCAACATCATTAGAGGGGGTGCCGATGTCATACGCGACAGCGGTGGGGAACCTCGCTCAAGGACTAGGTGCAACACCACTACCTAGTTCAACTCAAACTTTCACCCAAAGTACTGGTCCTACGGGACGGACCTGTAAACACGGTGAAATGACAAAACGTACTGGGGCAGGCGCAAAGGGACCGTGGAAGGCATTTATGTGTCCTTCACCTAAGGGAACACCAGACCAATGCGAACCAGCATGGATCCGTAGAACCGATACAGAATGGAGCACGTTCTAATGAGTCACTTAATTAAAAAGTTAACGCANAAAGAAGTATACATTACTGCAGTAGTTACTGCTGGAATAATTACTCTAGTCAATTATCTAGGTTAATTAGTGAGAACCTTAGCCCGAGCCGTAGGTAGTAAAGATATTGGTGGTGAACCATTACCATCAGTGTTTCGTACCTTTGATGTCAATAAAATTGTCATACGTCGGGCTGAGGTCTCTATGATTGCAGGCACTCCAGGAGCAGGTAAATCAACACTTGCTCTTGCGATTGCCCTTAGAACTAATGTACCAACACTATACATAAGCGCAGATACAAATGCCCACACTATGGCTATGCGTTTACTATCAATGATTTCTGGTCAACCACAATCCGTGGCTGAACAGATGCTCATAGAAAATGTTGAACAGTCTCGGAAAACTATCAACGATAATTCAGGTCATATCTTCTGGTCATTTGAATCAGCACCAACTTTGTCTGATTTAGATATGGAAGTATCAGCCTTTGAAGAACTATGGGGTTGTCCACCAACCTTAATTATAGTCGATAACCTAATGGATATTGCTAATGATGGTGGTGAGGAGTTCGCAGGAATGCGATCTACAATTAAAGAATTGAAATATCTTGCAAGAGATACTAATGCTGCAGTTCTTATCCTTCATCATACGAAGGAATCTTACCCTGGAAATCCGTGCCAGCCTAGATCAGCGTTACAAGGAATGGTTGCTCAACTACCAGCCTTGATATGTACAATTGGTAGTAATGCTCCTGGATATATTGCTATTGCACCTGTTAAAAATAGGTACGGTAAAGCAGATCCAAGTGGAGATACATCTTACTGGTTACAATTTAATCCTGAAGTGATGGAAGTTTCTGATATACCTGAAAGAACATGAGCATCAAAGATATCTGGGAACTAACTCCAGATTATAAAGATTCAATGGATATACGTGGTGAACCTACTAAGGTTTGTCCATGTGGTTCTTTCATTTGGAAACTACTCGTCGAATGGGACGAAGATAGCGATACAATAAGTTCGTACTTTATCGATATGGAGTGTGCTGTCTGTGGTACTAAGGCAACAGCCCCAACAGAGGAGAGATTATGAAAAAACACAAACCGATATACATAATGATGTGTTTTGCGGTCTTTGTGGCTCTATCGCCACAAAATGCGGTTGCGATTACGTCGGTCCCAACCCCTATAAAANCTAANTGTATTGAAATGAATNTAACAATTAGNAATAGTAAAAAGTTGGCTAANANATATGCTCAGATTGCAATTAAAAAAGAAGGTTGGAATAANAAAGAATGGGAATCTTTACTATCACTTTGGACTAAGGAATCACGCTGGGATTACACAGCAGATAACCCTACNTCTNAAGCATACGGTATACCCCAAATTATGGGAATGCCGGAAGATACACCNTTATTTAAGCAAGTTGATTTAGGTATAAAATACATNAAAAAGCGGTATAAAACGCCTACTTCAGCGCTTAATCACCACTCTCGAAAGGGTTGGTACTGAAACTAAATGGCTAACAAGAATGGTCGCAAAGGATCTTTATTTGAAACAACTGTATTAAAATGGTTGCGTTCTAAAAGTGTAGTGGCTGAAAGATTAACTAAGGCTGGTGCTAAAGATGAAGGCGACATTGTTGTTATGGTCAATGGTAAAACTTATATTCTGGAACTTAAGGCAACCAAAGCACTCAAGTTGCCTGAGTTCTGGAGTGAAGCAGTTATCGAAGCAAAACACTACGCAGAGGCTCGTTCACTGAGCGTGACACCCCCTTCGTATGTTATAATTAAGCGTAGAATGGGTGGTATAAATCAATCATGGGTGGTGGAAGATCTTGACCAATGGATTCAGAAAGTCACAACGTGCAAGTGTACTCCCAATTAAGGAAGTATTAGAATATTATGGAGCAAAAGTTCCTGAACGAAATGGGTGGAGTAGTATCAGATGTCCCTTCCACGACGACACACATAGATCAGCAACAGTCAATACTAGAGAAAATGTATTTTGTTGTTTCGCCTGTCAAGTTAAAGGTGATACTTACAGAATTATTATGGACAAAGAGGGGATAAGGTTTAATGAAGCAATCAAGTTTGCAGAAAGAATCTCTGGGCAAAGCAGCAAAGTACTACGCGGCAGCGATACACGAAGCAGAGGATTACCTCGCAGAACGGGGGATTACTCTGGAGGTAGCGAGGAGAGTGGGCTTGGGCGTCGTACTAGATCCAATAACGGGACACGAACAGTATGAAAATCGTCTCTCCATTCCGTACATTACACGTTCGGGCGTGGTTGATATCAGATTCAGATCCTTGGATGCACAAGAACCAAAGTACATGGGGTTGGCTGGTGCCAATACGCATCTCTTTAACACTAAGGCCTTTTTCAAAGCGTCGTCATTTATTTGCATTTGTGAGGGTGAGATTGACACGATTACGTTGGATTATGTTTGTAATATACCTTCGGTGGGGGTACCAGGCGTGAACAACTGGAAGAAACATTACACTAAATTGCTAGCAGATTTTGATAAAGTCTTTATGTTTGCTGATGGTGACAATGCCGGACATGAGTTTTCTAAATCATTAACAAAAGAATTAGGTAATGTTGTTACTGTGCAAATGCCTGAGGGTGAAGATGTTAATTCAATGTA